ATAGGAGCCGCGGTAGCCGGTGCTACAATCGCAAATCTCCGAAAATATAACTCTACCCCACCCGTCTGGTTTATGGATGTAAACGGCGAGCCCTTAGAAATGGACACTGACGCATTGATGAACCAGATGACATTTCAAAAAGCTTGTATGGAGCAGCTTAACTTTATGCCACGCTCTGTTGCCAAACAACAATGGGAAGCTCGGATAAGCACACTGCTTAACGAGATGAAAGATAACGAAAGTGCAATCATTGAGGTGGCTCAAGACGCTAGTATAAGCGGTCAGTTTTACGATTACTTAGAAGAGTTCTGTCGCCATTTACAGGTTGCGCAAGATAAAGAAGAAATCTTACTTCGTAAACCTTGGACTGATGAAGAGGTTAATATTACATACTTCCGCCTAAAAGATTTTGAAAACTTCTTGAAAAAGAATAAGTTCTTTGAATATAAGTCACACCGTATTGCTCAACGCCTACGGGACATTAATGGAACTAGCCTTGTTATGAAGATCAAAAGCCGTGCTGTACGCGTCTGGCAAATCCCGTCTTTTGATAATGTAGATATTGATATTGATCCGCCTGAATTTGGATCACAACAGGAGGCTCCATTCTAATGCCAAATGTATTTAAAGCCGTGCGTAATGCCGAAATTGTTCGACTTATTGATGAGCAAAAAGTTACCATGACAGCAATAGCTAAGTGGTTCGGAATATCCAAACAACGGGTTCAACAAATATATAAGCGCGAAAAAACTAGAAATGTTTAGGATTTTTGGCCCGCCCGGAACAGGGAAGACGACCACTCTACTAAACATGGTAGATGAAGCTTTAGCGGCGGGTACTCACCCTCACCGCATTTCTTTTCTTGCCTTTACCCGTAAAGCCGCAAACGAGGCAAAAGAACGTGCCGCCGCTCGCTTTGGTTTAGACGCAAAGAAAGACTTGGTTTATTTTCGGACCCTGCATTCACTAGCACTAACCATGACAGACATCCGCCCCGAGCAAGTAATGCAAGAGATCAACTATAGAGAACTGAGTAAAAAGATCGGTATCTCTTTAGGGGGGTCAAAGAACACTAACTTTGATGATGACGTCCCATCCATGGTATCGAGTAACGATCCTATTTTAGGATTAATTAACTTAGCTCGCCTACGAAAAATTAACTTGCGCGACCAGTATAACATTAGCAACCTTGAAGACGACTGGAACACCGTAAATTATGTGGATAAATGTTTAAGAGAATACAAAGAAAAACTAGGCCTGTACGATTTTACCGACATGTTAGCTCAGTTTGTGTCTGGAAAAAACACGTACTGTCCTGAATTTGATCTGTGCTTCTTAGATGAAGCGCAGGATTTAAGTCCGCTACAATGGGATATTGCTCATATACTAGATGAAAACTCTAAACGTATGTATTGTGCAGGAGACGACGACCAAGCTATCTACCGATGGGCCGGTGCCGATGTTGATCACTTCATTAATTTGCCCGGAGGGTCTGAGACATTGTCCCAATCATACCGTGTCCCTCAAACTGTACACAAACTGGCAGAAAATGTCGTGCGCCGCATTACACGAAGATTTCCAAAACGATACGAACCAAAAAAAGACCGAGGCAATGTGGCGCGTATCAATCATATAAGTTCTCTGGACATGGCACAAGGGTCTTGGCTAATTTTATCTCAAGCAGGTTATCAACTCCAACCAGTGGCCCGTGACTTGAAATCAAACGGTTATTTGTTTACATACCGCGGCCACCGGTCTATCAGCGAAAAAATATCCGATGCCGTCAACGGTTGGGAACAGATGCGCAAGGGTAAAGAAATATCGGGAGAAGTGGCACGTAAGATTTACAGCTATATGTCTACGGGAAATCGTATAACACGAGGTTATAAAAAGCTCCGCGATTTAGACGACGACGAAATGGTAACGATGGACGTTTTAATTAGCAAGCACGGATTACTTGCCGATCCTAAATTAATATGGTCCGAAGCCATGGATAAAATGCCTGAGATAGACAGGGCATACATCACGGCTATGTTGCGTCGCGGTGAAAAGTTTAATGGTATTCCCCGTATTACGGCGTCCACGATCCACGGGTCAAAGGGCGGAGAAGCCGATAACGTCGTACTGTTCACGGACCTGAGTTCCGCGGCAGATACCGATATGAGAATTAATCCCGATGATATGCACCGAGTTTTTTATGTGGGGGTAACGCGTACCCGACAGAATTTGTATATTGTTGAACCAGAAGACGCGACAAGGAGCTATGATTTATGAATTGTTGGCAATGTGGAACAGAATTAATTTGGGGCGGCGACGAAGATTGTGAAACGATAGATGACACAACGGGTGACGATCATACGATAGTTACCAACTTATCGTGCCCTGAATGCGAAAGCTTTGTATTAGTTTATCACTCAAAGGAAAAAAAATGAAAATGACATGGGATGAATGGAAAGCGCACGAACAATCTAAACGTGCCCAAGAAAAAGACCCTAAAAGAACGGTCAAATTTGAATACGATAAAGAAAATGGTGAAATGGTTCACTGTGGCGATGTAGATCAGGTGACAAATTAATGAAACGCAATGAATTATTAAATAAAGCAGAAACCTTAATTACAGGGGATCGTGCAAAAGACTACGGTGATGCCTACGAAAATCACGGGCGTATCGCTGATGGTTGGAACATTATTATGAATGGAGCTTTAAAGAGCCACGGCTTTTTAACTCCGTCACACGTAACCTTAATGATGGACTGGGTAAAAACCAGTAGGCTCATCGAAACAATAGACCATGAGGATTCATGGGTTGATAAGGCGGGATACACCGCTCTGGGGGCAGAGTTTATCGAAAGAGATGCTCGACCTGTAAATAAAATTATTGAGGAAATAAAAAATGGCAAATCTACAAATGGCTATGTTCGCTCCAAAGAGTGAATGGATGCCACCCCTTGAGTTACCAGACATCACAAGTGCCGCTAAGATCGCGATTGATGTTGAAACACGCGACCCGAACCTAAAAAAGAATGGTCCCGGATGGCCTACCGGTGATGGGGAGGTTGTAGGATATGCCGTGGCAATAGACGGTTGGTCTGGTTACATACCCATTAGGCATTACGGGGGCGGCAATTTAGATGAAAAGATTGTAAACCGTTGGCTTAAAAAGGTGTTTGAGTGTCCCGCAGATAAAATCATGCACAACGCACAATATGATCTAGGTTGGATTAAACGCATGGGCTTTACTGTTAATGGACGCATTATTGACACAATGCTTGTAGCGTCGCTCTTAGATGAAAACCGGTTCAGTTACAGTCTGAATGCGTTGGCCTACGAACACTTGGGCAAAACCAAATCAGAAAAAGCTCTTGTTGAAGCTGCAAGAGAGTTTGGCGTCGATCCAAAAGCTGAGATGTGGAAAATGCCGGCCATGTATGTCGGGCCCTATGCGGAAGTAGATGCTGTACTTACCTTAGAATTATGGAATTACTTTTCTACAATGTTAGGTAAAGAAGACCTTTGGAGCATAGCTAACACAGAACTCGACCTCTTACCGTGCCTTGTTGATATGACAATGCGAGGCGTTAGAATAGACGTAAACCGCGTCGAACGAACCAAAGACATGCTTTTGAAGCGTGAAAAAAAAGTGATGAAAGAAATTGACCGTATTACAGGGTCTAGGGTTGAAATCTGGGCGGCACAATCTTTGTCTAAAGCGTTTGATAAATTAGATATAACTTATCCAAAAACAGAAAAAGGCGCTCCATCGTTCACAAAACATTTTCTAAACGAACATGCGCATCCTGTGTCTAAGTTAATTGTTGAAGCCCGTAACCTGAACAAAACTTCAGGTACGTTTATAAACACAATTATAAAACATTGTAGAGCTGACGGACGCATACATTCTCACATAAACCAAATCCGATCAGACGATGGGGGAACAGTCAGCGGTAGAATTTCAATGTCAAACCCCAACCTACAACAAATTCCGGCCCGCGATCCAGAGCTAGGACCTATGATCCGAAGTCTATTCTTGCCGGAAGAAGGCGATCAGTGGGCGGCCATCGATTACTCGCAACAAGAACCACGCATCTTGGTTCACTACGCACATGTCTACGGCAAAACACGAGGTATTCCACTCGAAGGTGCGGCCGAGTTCGTCGAAGCATACAACACGGACCCCGCAACAGACTTCCATACAATGGTTGCGGAGATGACAAACATTCCCCGTAAGCAAGCAAAGACAATTAATCTCGCGCTAATGTATGGTATGGGTGTAAATAAAATGGCTGAAAGCTTAGATATTACAGTAGAAGAAGCCAAAAAACTCGTCAAGCAATACCACAACCGCGTACCTTTTGTTAAAGGTTTGATGACCGGCGTAATGAACAGACTGAACGAAAATTCTTCGGCAGGGGCTCTGCGCTCACTGGGCGGCCGTAAGTGCCGCTTTGACATGTGGGAACCCGATACGTTCGCAATGAACAAAGCCCTGCCTTACAGGGAAGCGGTGTCCACCTACGGGGCCACTACGCGTCTAAAGAGGGCTTACACATATAAAGCCCTGAACCGGTTGATCCAAGCGTCTGCCGCAGACATGACAAAAAAAGCAATGGTGGCTCTTTACCAAAAAGGAAAGCTCCCACTTGTGCAAATTCATGACGAAATTGCTATGTCCGTAAAAAATCTTGACGAAGCTAATGAAATAGCTAGGATAATGGAGAATGTTCTTCCGTTAGAGGTCCCCAGTAAATGTGATATTGAAATGGGACCGTCTTGGGGTGAGTCCATGTAGTTTTTTTCTGCTCGACAAAGCTACGCTTGTCCTACTTTACCCCAACCCTTAAAAAAGGTTGGGGTTTTTTTATTTTAACTCGGTATAAATAGCTTTTGCTAAAGCACCACCTACAACATTATTAAAAGCTGCAAACATGGGCCCGCTGTTTATTTCTAAAAAAACATCTCCCATAAAATCCGCCGCGCAAAAAGTTAAACCTAAACCACGCGCCACGGTTCTTACCTTATTTACCATGTCTGGAGAAAAATAATGCGACGACACTTTCGTATGGGGATCATCACGGTAATCCAACTCCGTAGTTTCTAACTTAAAACCAAAATGCTGTTCTCCTATTAAAAACAAACGTCTATTTGTCCCCTTCATACGATGTTGGATAATACCTGTGTACAACGATTCATTACCTGACTGACAATGCAGACCCCCCGTAAGTGGTTTAACAATGCAATCGCCGTCTATAGGCCCCTTACCAATAATTGTGCGCGGTATTTTAAGACCCGCGGCTAGGGCTCGACGAAGATTAGCGGCCTTGATAGGGGTTATGTGGTCATAGTTTCGATTATAACAGGCTATCTCTGGATTAGATTTAAGATAATTAACCATAAGATACCAATTATTATACCGTTGGTGTGTGTTTTCACTAAAAACGTTAGCTCTGCCAAAAAACCCGCTAATAGTAACAGGTTCTCCACCCTGCACAAGAATGTTTGTGTTCAAGTCCCACGTATAATCAGCCTCCTGATCCAGAAACAAATCAAAATATGGTCGTAATGATGCAATGTTCGGGTCCTGCATCTGGCCAAAGAGAACAAAACTCATAAATTTACCTCCTTTTTCTTGCATTCTTGCATATTATCTTATAATATCCTAGACAAAGCGAGGCTTGGAGAGAAAAAAATGGATACAACACGTTGGAAAAGTGTCCTCGTACCACGCGAGGTCTATGAAGAAATAAAAAAACTGTCTAAAGCAGAGGGCCGAACCATTGGAGGGCAACTTCGATTGGTATTTGACTGGTACAAGGACGCACAAACCGCGGATCACGAAGCTGTGGTTGAAGATACTGTTAATGACAAATAACGTTGAAAATCCTATACATAGACGGCTGATAAAAAACAAATGCCCAAAATGTGAACAAACTTTACAAATAATTGAAAAAACAGATAAAAAACTTGTGAGAAAGTGCCATACATGCTTTCTGACAATAGAAGATGACCCTAATTACGCCGAATACCCGCAATAAGTATGCGATTTAGTATTGCTTATCCCATACAAACGTGGCACATTAACCGTGCAGCTTAAGTTGCACTCCGTAGTAAAAGGTCCTCAGTTGCTTGCCCGCGACTGGGGACAATTTTTTTGGAGACTAAACATGGCAGATTTTATTAATGGCCTAATGGCTAAAAAACCCAATGAAAAAGCCCCCGCTTTTGTTAAGTGTAATCTAAGTATAAAACGTGTAGAATTAATTGCATGGTTGTCCGAAAAAAGTGATGATTGGATCAACGTACAAGTTAAGGAAAGCGGACGCACGGGTAATTGGTACGCTGAAATCGATAATTGGAAGCCCAAGTAGGGCTCTTGACACGAACGCATAAAATCCCATATAGTAAGAACACATAACTATGGAGATTACTATGTCAAATAAAATAATGCTTGCAAAAATAGACGTTTGCAAAAAATATGAAATTAAGGCCCCAAAATTGGAATATCACATAAAAAAAGAATCTTTCCCTAAAGGAGAGATAATCAACGGTATGCGCTACTTTAGTGAAGCTGAAATAGAAAAATACGCTGAAGCTAATAAAACGTTTAAAAAACCTTCCCACAAAGAAATGGGTAAAGCTGAAGCCATCGACTACAACCTTACAAATAATAACGTTTGGGTAAACGTGGCCCCAGAACCGTGGTACATCCGACATAAACTCTTGGTTCGAGCCCTCTTAACAGCAATCGTGGCAGGAACCGCCGCCGCAATCGTGTCGAGTGTTGTAGGATGAAAGCAGTTATCAAATTGTGGGGCGAAGATCGCGAACCATTGGCTGAATTAATTGTACCGCAAGACAATTATTATGTTGAGCGGGTTTGGAAAATGGCTGACGAAATGGCATTGAATTTGTCGCATTCGGATAACTGGGGCTTGGAGATGACAATTACGGCTGATTATGCAAACCCCGCGCCTAAAAAGTTAAGAGGGCCCGACATACATGGATTGAAGCAAGCTATTAAAGCCTTGGAAGACTTACT